CCTTTTAATTATGGCTAGAATACTAATCACAGGAACATCTAGTGGAGTAGGCAAATCACTGGTAAACGTGTTGTCTGAGGACAATATTGTTGTTGGATTGACAAGAAGCGATTTTGATCTTGATTACCCTGATACTGTAAAAGACGTAGGAAACTTTGACATTCTTATCAACTGTGCCGGGCACGATCTCGGGGGTAAAGTAAAATTTACTGAACACAAATACGAATACTGGAGTAAAATTATAAACGCTAATTTAATTAGTGCAATGAAATTGTCTCAGTATGCTATAAACCAAAATAAAAAAGTGATGATTGTTAATGTTACTAGCACTAACAACGATCATTTTTATCCAGGTGATTTAGTTTACAGTTTGAGCAAAAAGTCATTAGAAGATTTTGGTAGAATGTTACAAGTAGAACACCCTGACATTACAGTCAAAGAAGTTAGACTAGGTCTTACTAAAACTAATTTTAATCAAAACAGACATAAACTAAAACATAAAACTATTGATGACCTGTATATTTTAGATCATTTAAAACCAGATGACGTTGCGAGACAAATTGCAAACTTTATTTTTAGTAAGGAGTCCTTTACTAGGATCGCTCCATGAGAAATGATTATGGGTGGCAGTTATATCACTGGCACATTGAAATCAGTGCAAAGTGTACTTTAAAATGTCCTAGATGTCCGAGAACTGAATTGCCAAAAACTTCTTGGACTAACAAGGAGTTTACACTTGAAGAATTCAAACAAGCCTTCACCGAACAATTTATTCTGGACAATGTAAAACGCTTTACTATGTGCGGTGACGTAGGTGATCCTATATACTGTAAGGACTTCCTCGCTATATGTGAATACATAAAAACAGTAAAACCTACCTGTCATATTTTTATAATTACAAACGGTTCTTATAAAAAGAAAGAGTGGTGGGAACAATTAGCCTGTATTCTGAACGAGTACGATACAGTTAATTTCAGTGTTGATGGTTATAACCATGACACGAACAATATGTACAGAGTGAATAGTGATTGGGATAGCATCATGTTGGGAATGAATACTATGGGCTATCAGTCTAAAGCATTTGTTGTTTGGGCAGCGATATACTTTAAATTTAATGAAAATAATTTAAATAAAATAGTAGAACTTGCTAGACAAAATAACTGTGATACTGTACAATGGACTAAAAGTACAAAGTTTGGGAGTAAATACAATACGTATGGACCTTACGATAGCCTAGAGCCTAGTAGTCAATACATAAGTAGCACTCACAGATATGAGAGAAGCGTAACTAAATTATCACACCGCATACAACCTATTGATGATTATATGCAAATGAACATAGATAAGTATGAAACAACACCTGTACATGGTAAGATTTTACCTTTATGTTTAGTGGGAAACAGAGGAATGTATTTGAGTGCAGACGGAACATTGCATCCTTGTTCTTGGACTAGTTTTCCTTATGTTGAAATGAGTGACGGTGAAAAAACCACAAAGTATGAAGATAGTTTTTTTGCTATGTATCGAGATCAGTTATCAGTAAAAACTAACACAATGGAAAATGTATTGAATCACAAACTTTGGGAAAAATTGTTTTCCAGTTGGAGAAACAGTCCCTGGGTAGAATGTAGCCTCAAGTGTAAAAAAGAATATGTTAATTATGATTATGCGGTAGGTTATGAGACAAATTAGTATGGAACCTTTTACAGTTTATAAGTTATATTTAGCTCTTAAACTACACTTCACTACAGACTCTTACGACATTACAGAACACAAGGGTGCTGTTCGTGGTAAGAAGGAAACTTTCCTTAAAAGAAAAGATCTCACTGCTATTCGTAAACTTGCAAGGGACTATAAGAAAAAAGAAATCATAGATCTTCTTGTTGCCAATTTTGTTTCAGGTAACAAGTGGGGAGGTATCTTTGATGAATTTTGTATTGAAAACTATAAAAAGTTCTTGACAACACGAAAAAGAATGTTATATAATTTAGATACAGACTTAGATAATATGTTGTTTAGAATGGAAAGGGACAATATTAAGTCTGTTACTAATGAAGGAGAACACCCACTAATCTTCAAGATGTTTATGGGTGGGGATATAAAACTTGAGACGCTTGTTATTATGGAAAAACTATATCCTTTTATTGAAGATTACACTAACGATTTTGTCCTTGAGGATATTTGTCGCTTAGTGAGAAAATATAAACCCTTTGTTCATATTGACAAAGATGAAGTAAAACAGAGATTTGCAGGGAAATTTGCACAATGTCTAAATCAGTAAGAAGAAGACCCGAGGAGAAAAAAATCCATAGGGTGGGAAAACAAAAGCCTGAACGTGAACTCGATCAGGAATTAAGACGTATAAATAGTGTTGAGGATCTAAAAAATATGGATTTAGATGAAGTCCTCGACACATATACACATATAGATAACAATACACATTAATACAACGCCATACAACGCATATACGGAGAAATACATATGTCATTCAATTCACTATCTGACCTAAGAAAAGCTCGTGGTAACTTTGACCAGTTGATGAAGGAAGTCGAAAAACTCGATGCCCCTCAACAGCGTCAGGATGATTCAAACGAGTGGAAACCCACAGTAGATCAAGCAGGCAACGGATACGCTGTTATTCGTTTTCTTCCAGCACCTCAGGGTGAAGATATGCCTTGGGTTCAACTTTGGAATCATGGCTTTCAAGGTCCTACAGGTAAGTGGTATATCGAAAACTCACTTACTACACTAAAACAAACTGATCCTGTTTCTGAGTTGAACTCTGAACTTTGGAACAGTGGTGTAGAGGCAAACAAGGATATTGCAAGGAAGCAAAAGCGGCGCCTCTCATATTACGCTAATATTCTTGTAGTCGAGGATTCAGGCAATCCTTCAAACAACGGTAAAGTATTCCTTTACAAGTTTGGTAAAAAGATCTTTGACAAAATCAAAGATGCAATGCAGCCTGAGTTTCAAGACGAAGCACCAATGAATCCTTTTGACTTTTGGGATGGTGCTAACTTCAAACTCAAGATTCGTCAGGTAGAAGGCTATCGTAATTATGATAAGTCTGAGTTTGCAGCCCCTAGTCCTATTGCAGAGGAAGACTCAGCGATTGAGGCTATTTGGACACAGCAGCACTCACTGGCTGCTATTGTAGATCCTAACAACTTCAAGTCATATGACGAACTCAAGAAGAAGTTGGACTTTGTGTTGGGTAACAGTGCCAAGGTAGGCACAGCAGAAAGTATTTCTAGTCAGACTGGAGATGCTGCTGATGATAATTACATGGAGAAGGTAACACAAATGTCAAAGGCTGAGACTTCAGTTTCAGATGATGACGAGGATGATACAATGTCCTACTTTGCTAAACTAGCAAATGATGATTAAAAACTAGGGGGCTTCGGCCCCCTTTTTAATACCCAAAAGAAAGATCGTTTCTTCTCTGTAGTACACTCTCACTATTTCTAACAGTATCGGGGGCAACATTAATTTGTTGCTGTCCTCCTCCCCCCGTTGTGTTATTGTTTGTCACATTATTAATTACCGTGGGAGAGGTTTGTGATTGATCTGATAAAGTATTGTTCAGTGCTTGTCCAGTAGGAACTACTTGTGGATTAGCTTGAGACGGACTTGATTGTTGCATCAGATTGTCATAGGCTCCTCTAGCTTCAAGATTCTGAGGTGTGCCGCCAAATTTTGCACGGTATTCAGCATCTAATTGCTGTTGGGCAGTTCTCCTACGTGTCATAGCCGCTGGCCCATCTATAGCATTAATTTCTTCTAGCCTATTATTATATTCTTTTACATCTCCTGGGCCCATTTGAAGAGGATTGTCTGAAGAATATGACTGTTCTATTGTAGACTGTCCTGTTGCTCCAGAACTGGCTTGTACTTCGGCAAGTCTATCTTGTACCAGTTTCATATCTTCATTGCTGAGATCATTGTCTGAAATGATTGCTTGAAGCTGTGCGGTATCGGTTGTTTGTGCTAGAATCTCAGGATTGATCTCGCTGTTGCCGAATAGATCTTTGTCGTAGAGTCCGCTGTCTTGTGCTGCGTCTAATGCTTCTTCTCCTGATGTTGTTGTAAGCGCATCTCCTATACCAGAACCTAAAGCAGAACCTCCAAAATAACCAGCGAATCCTCCAACTAAACCTCCAATAGCACCACCAATAACAGTACCTGCACCAGGGACAATTGAACCGAATGCCGCACCCATTGCGGCGCCTGATGATGCACCTGCAAGACCTCCTGCAAAACCCCCCGCCGCTCCTGTTACTGCCTCAGTTTTACCTGCAGTTTCATCTTGTTGAGTGTATAGTTCACCTGTCTCGGGGTTGATAGCTCCAGATTCTACTAACTGATCTGCTTCTTGGTATCCTGTATAACCTTCATATAATGCAGCACCAACAGCTAAAGGAGCTGCCACTCTTCCCATAAGGCCCATACCTCTTCCTGCAAGACCTTTGAGTCTACTGAGCTTACCGCCTGTTTTTCCAGGGGTTGATGTAGATGTTGTAGATCTACCCCCTTGTCTTTGCCTTGCACGTTCCTCTCTTATTTCTCTAGCTTTTTGATCTCTTTGTGTTTGCTCTGCTGCTGTTCTTTGAGCAGGATCTGTTCTAGGAACTGTGTTTCTAGGAGTTGTATTTAAAGTAGGTCTACTTCCGCCACGTCCCCCTCTACTTCCGCCACGTCCCCCTCTACTTCCGCCACGAAAACCTCCACCACCACGAAGACCGAGGTCAAGTCCCATTCCCCCACCCATACCACCAGCAAACAAACCATCTTCAGCTATTTTTTTGAGTATGTCTCTTATTTCTTCTAGTAAATCAACCTCATTGGGGCCTTCTCTATCAATACCTGATTTGAACTGTCCTCCAGCTGTTGTGGTAACAGATTCTTTATTGACTTCTTTAGTTACAGTTGCTACTTCTTTTGCAGTCTCTTGAGCAGTTTCTTTTATGACTTCACTAAATGCTTCTACATTTGCTTGTCCCAAATCGCCAGCAGCGGATGCTTCTTGTGCATTTCTAAACATTATTTCTTCTTTAGACTTAGCACCGAAACCTAAAAATCCTGTGTCGCCGAAACCAAAAGCTGCCTTTAAACTGTTATCTGCTCTGCTTCCACCTCCAGATACTGCTGCTGTTGCTAAACTACCAGCTACACTGTCTAAACCTAATTTATCACTCAACTCTAGAGATTGTTCTTTTATTTGTTCTACTTGTTTTATTATTGTTTGTATGGACTTTACACTTTGCTTTCCTGTTTGAGCTTGAGCCTTTGCCATCTGCTCAACTAGCTTTGTTACGCTATTTTTTAATTCATCACCCTGTGATTCTAGGATATTTTGTACTTCGATAGTGTTTCTACCTAAATTTTCAGCCATTGTAGAGGAAGCACTGGCTATGCTACTTCTTTGTATATTTGCAGTATTTAAATTTTTTCCTGATGCTGCGGTTTTTACAGTTTCTACTAAACCCTTAGCTTTTTCACCACTACTGAATCTTCCAGTGTTCATATCTCTAATATTAGCTCCTCCAAAGCCTTCGTCTAGTATATTTCTACCTTCTACTCTATTTGCCATTGTAGACTTTCTCTTAGGTGATGTGTTTGATTTTGTAGGTGATGGCGAGGGTGATGGTGTAGGTGATGGCGAGGGAGTTGACATATTACTGTTATCCTCCATATCTTCATCAAAGTCAAAATCCTCATCAATTAGTGCATATCCTAGTTTGTTTGAAATAGCTGTCCAAGCCTCAGGATTTTGATTATCTCCGTCTACAAAAAGAGCAGGTTTAAGATCCGGGTTTTCCTTTAAATACTGTGTAGTTGCTTTTTCTATTGCGTTTCCCAATACTCCTCTATACGGACC